CGCACTCTAGGTTCTCTCTAAAACCGCAGTTATATAGCTTATTTTATATTTTTTCGGGTTCTCGAATTCCTACTATTTTTCTTTTGCTTATTTTCTTCCACAAAACGTATAATGGCCTCTTTATCATCCAATATTTTATCCACGATTTCCCTATAAAAGGAACGGAATTCTTCGCGCCGGCTTTTAATCTCACTAACAGAAAACCAATTTATCTCTATTTTCTCGAATAAACGGGTCTTACTTAATAATTTATTATCCATTCTTTTCCATAAAAACGCGTGATTTTGGTTATAATATTTTGTCAGGTTCTCATCATACTGTAAAAAAAACATATGAACATGGTAAGTATTATGAACGAGATTATGTGTCCCGCCATTCTTTTTAATGAGTTTGGCTATAGTTTTTCCGTCACCTAAAAAACCGGTTAATTCTTCGCCCCCTTCGCGTAGGGCCGTTTTAAATGGGGTTTCACCGTTTTCTACGCCGCCACCGAAATCGGACCAACCTTTGGCACTATCTTCAAGCGGGTTTTCTTTACCAAATAAAAAATAAAGTTCTCCATTATGTAGGGTTATAGGTAGGATACTACCGGCGACCATGTCCCCTTTTTGTATTATGTTTATATTATACGCATATTAAAATTACCGGGGGGTTTGGTTATAGTTTGACGACTTTTACGCCTGACTTGGCCGTCTTAGTATTAGATAGTGCGGGCGGCGCTTCTTCCACATATTTGAACCTATCGAATAGGACGCTATGACTGGCATCGGCTACACTCGCATCAGCGATGGTAGCACTTGACTCAGGTTGCGTCCTCGTCTTCTCATCATCGTCAATCGTCTTATAAAATTCATTCACTTTTGGGTGGGCTTTAATCCGGCTCGGATTAAACTCGGATAAGTAAAGCCCGTCCAACGATTGAATTCTAGAGAGAGCTACATAGGTTTGGCCAAACTCGAATATACTTTGACCTAAATTCATTTCAGCGAGCGATAACGTAGCACCTTGTATTTTATGAATCGTCATCGCCCAGGCCAGCGTAAGGGGATATTGCCCAATAGCGATAGTAGGATACTCTTCCGACTGCCAATAATGGATATTGATATGTTTAATAATACCATTCGTAAATTTAACTACGGGGCTACCGTTTTCGAGGATATCGATGACCACCCCCTGCGACCCATTACAAATCCTATTCTCCAAATCCAAATTTACAATACACATTACCGCCGCGCCTTTCTTTAAACGCAGCGTATATTGACACGGGCTATTATTGATAAGACCTTGTAGCTCATATTCGATATCTTTTGCCGTTAGCCGCGCACTTTTCTCCATAACATCTTTTTGGAAGGGCTTGCCCGATTCAATATACGATTTACAATCCGTCTTTTTGAGAACCTCATAGACGCGTTCCGGTTCGCCTAGTTTCAAAAACATGGTAGTATTAAGATAGTCGGCCTGCGACCGTAGTGGATATAGCTTCGTAGGAATACTTCCATTATGATGTTCGGCGTTATATTCGCGCTTCACATATTGCTGGAGTAGGCTACTGTTTTCTGGGTCTAATTTACCTATACGGATTTGATTAAGTAGGTTAATATAGACGGGGTCGGATTGGCGGAAGATGGTTTTCAGTTGGACATGATTTTCCATTTTAAATACCGTTTTCCATACGGGCGATTCGAAACAGAATTGCTCGGTTTCTTTATTGCCATCCGAGCCCACCGGTGGGAGTTGATAGAAATCGCCTGTAAATATGACTTGGATACCGCCGAAGGGGAGGCTGGATAGTCGCGAAACTCGGGCAATCTCTTCGACGATTTCGAATACTTTTTTCGATAACATACTCACTTCATCCAAAATAAGAATATCTACTTGTCGCCATGTTTTAACGGCCGCTTTATTACGTATAACGGATGAAATAATATCCTGTTTATCTCCCTTGGCAAGCCGAATACCGCTCCATGAGTGTAGGGTCCTGGCTTTACAATTCAGCAGAATGGCCGCACAACCGGTCATGGCACATACCGCATACCGCTTTCCGTTGGCACTGGCATAATCCACTAGATGTTTTACTAGTTTGGTTTTACCTGCGCCACCGGGTCCGGTTATGAAAAGGTTCTCTTTTTTAACGAATTTTTCGTAGGCATAATTTTGGTCAGGAGATAACATGTAGCGTTGTTTTTTATTTTGGTGGAGATTTTATAAATGTATTCAATTTTTAGCCCACGGTTGTAAATGAACACCTCCGTAAAATGCCTCGGGTCTTTTCGATATGATATATTCAATGGCCGCATCACTTGTCATTCCATAATATTTTATCAAATAATATGCGACTAATGAACATGACCGTTGAGAACCGGCATAACAATGAACCAATACAGGTAGTTTATTTATGACCTCGTTATGAATTTTATCTAGAATCCTGGTTTCTTCCATGTATTTCGAGAACTTTGCGATATTCTCAGGGTCGTCATCAATAGGAATTCGAATACAATTCGCGTGGTTTTTTGGGAAAGGGACGTCTATGGTTACGTTTATAATCATCGAAAAATCGGTAGCGTGTTGTAAAGCCCGGGCACTGCCGACGAATAAATAGTCGACGATTTCATTATAGGGTAAGTCATTATCCATGGCTAATATACTATGCGCATATTATAACTCTCCACCTACCCATATTCCTTCGGAGCAGCCTTTTTCGAAACCTTGTTCCATTTCGTTAAAATAATCATGGTTATGTCTATGTTTATGATGCCGGTTCTCATGACCTATAAAAAATCCTATAAAAAAACCTTCGGCAAAACTAGCTAACCAGACAAACTGTTCGGCAAAATAATCACAGCAATCGTTCATTTTTATATGCTATAGCGATATCATATAAAATTCCAAGTTTTTGACTACAATTGTATTCTCTCTACGCCTCATGCTCTACTTCCAAACAGAAAGAAAAATCCGCGCCATTTAAATGGATAACCGAGCCATTCTCACTCAATAGTTGAAGATTTAACTTTTGTAAGTCGATTTTACCGGTATAGCTACGTTTATCGCTTATTAAATATCCTCCGTATTCCGTGGCCGGAAAAATGGTGCCAAAAGGATACATCGTTTTATCCAACGTAATACGCGCTATGATGTTTTTATTGATAAGCGAAGACGATAAAGGCGAAATAAACGAAGATTGATTACCTTTATTAAACTCATCGATAGCTAAAAATAAATAGCGCGGGGCGGTTAAATCGACGAAACTTTCCGAAGTTATAGATACGGCGTGTCTATTGATTACATAGTTGGGTTTCCTGAACCCTAATAACCAGCCCAACTTGAAATTAAAATTATATTTATCCATACCACCATATTGGTCTATATCAAACTCCAAAGTAAACGTCGAGTTATTGGTATAAAACCTCGACTGGTTACCCGTCAAGGCAAAGCTTAAATCGGTAATATGAGCAGCGCTGTTTATGGCGGTAGTGATAGCCGCAGCTATTTCGGCACTCGTATATTGTCCATCAGGAATAGTGAGAACTTGCGCGAGGTTATTATAGCTATTATCGGTGACTTTAAAATAATTATTACCTAAAGAGCTGGATATATTATAAAAAGTCATGGGAATTTCAATACTTTTAACAGCCATCGTTTTCACTTCATTGATTCGCTCAGGAAGACTAATATTATAGTTGACCGCTTGTGTATAGTTATAGTCATCTCTAAACTTGGTATCGATATTGATAAATTTGGTTTTCGAGGGCTTATGAACATTGGTCATCACCATATGGCTACCATATTGTTTTGTTTTAGGCTCTAAAAATAAGTCTTTATCATCCAAATATTGACTCATTATGGTTTATACTATAGTTATTTATAATATAGTTATATTATTACGATACCAGTTTGTAACATAATAATAAGCGGCCTTCAGTTCTGTCTAATAATTATAAGCGGCCTTCAGTTCTGTCTAATAATTATATACTTCGGATACTTGTATAGGTGTTCCGCTCACTGAGTCTCCTCCGGTCATTCCCTCATAGATACCAAAACTTTTTAATAAATAGGTGGCGATAAAATAACCAAAAAAGAAAATGAGTATAAGTATGAGGTTTTCGCTCCTAAATAATTTAGCTACCGGGTTCTCCATATATGTATCGGAATACAATAAATGGATAACCCAGGAACATTCGGGTAATTCAAATTCATCTTTATTCATTACACTTGGCCATTACATTTGGCCATTACATTTGGCCATTACATTTGGCCATTACATTTGGCCATTACACTTGACCAAATAGGCAATTATACTTCGATAGCGTCTTGGTAATTTGAGAACTTACTGAATCGGCCTCTTTATTTTCAGGATGAAAGTGTCTCTGGATAAATTTCTCATCGATAACATAAATAATATGATTTCGTTTATTGGGTATAAAATAGGATTCACTACATTTCATAAAATCGGATAATGTAATAAACCTATGAAATGGTAGCGATTTGATCTCATCGGTTTTTTCATCGTGCATAAATATATCATAAATATGCGGCACTTTTTCGGCAGGTTCTCTAGAGATAAACTGCTCCCTATTTATGTCTGGATAAATTGTAAAATAACACTTTTCATAAAAGTCCCATAAGGATTGGTCTTTATGGATACTAATATGTATTCTTTTTTCGCGTGCCCTTACGATGGTAAACTGGACGAAATCTGCCGACTTGTCTTTACTTATAGTATTTAATCCGAATATATTACGGATGGCATCGTTATCCATATCAAAGATGGAATAGGTAACGGACATTTTGGGTTTTGATTACTATATCATAATTTGTTGTATTTTTAATCAATTTCGGCGGGAACCCAGGTTCTCCTCAAAATTGAATACAAAAAGACATAAACAAACGTGTAAAAACAAAAAACACACAATGTCCTTGGCCCTTTTGGATACATCCTCTCTCGTATATTCATGTCCGCATTGCCTACGTAAGTATAAACTAAGCGCGAACTTACAAAAACACGTGGGAATATGCCAATTTCTACAGCAAACCCGTAAGCAACTAGAAAATACGGCAGAGTATACTGAAAAGGTCCCTTCTATGACAGAGTTATTTCATATTGTTCAATATCTTTCACTAAGAATAGATAAGCTCGAAAAAGAAAATTCGGCATTGAAACAACATCAAAAAAAGAATTTGAATATTACGGAGTGGTTAAACGAACAAAAGGAAAACCAGCCCACCGTTTTATTCAGCGAATGGATAACAGAATGCCTTCTACGGGAGGTAAAAACTTGTATGGATATTTTATATGAACAGGATATTTATGCCTCGATTACTGCTTTATTCGAAAAGGTTATAGGTAATAAAGAAGTAAGGCAGCCGTTTTGTTCCTTTGATAAAAAGAAGCTTACGTTTTATGTGTATAATAAATCGGCGGATTCAGGCAAGGCGGAATGGACCCAGCTAGGAGATGACGAGTTTAATCGGCTAGTCAAGAGATTACAGGCGCGTTATATTACAGAGTTTATGAAGGGGTGGTATGCCGAAAACGAGGCGCTTATTTTGGAAAATGAAGACTTATATTCCACTTATATGAGCTACTATGAAAAGATATCAAAAGAAGATAATGTCATAAAATATCGGAATTGTATTTATTCGGCGACTAAGACGACGATTAAAAAGGTTGTCGAGTATGAATTTTGAGGGGGGAACTGGGGTGGTTATGCTCGGAGGGTTTACATATGTGTGACTAGATGTTATGCGCCGACTTGACTGTAATCTATTTTTCGACGTTTTTCTCTTTTTACACCATTTTGCGTTGAAAACGCCCAAATGGCAACTGTTACACCTTTACTCATTTACGCCCACTTTGTGGGTGTTTTGAATGAGAAAAGGTGTAACAGTTGCTGACTTATATAATATTCGCTTAAATATCTCATAATTCGACTCCTTCTCGCATTCATCATCGTCTTCATCCATATCGTTATCCTTAACCATCTCGTTATCCAAAATGGCGAAAATATAATTCGAAACACATCCGTCGTATTTATTGAGAACCCGCTCGAATATATGCGCGACTTCTTTGGGTGGATTCTGCCACGCTCCGCAACCCATGGCGCCAAATATAATAGTATCATGCTCATATGTGATAGCCAATTGTATAATCAATTCTATTTTTATTTCTAGGGCGGTGCGGTCTTCCTCTTCAAATGCGTCGTCCTCGTCCAAGAACGGATATTTTATACCCGGGCAGGCAATAAAATCGAATTGACGAAACGGTTCGATGGGCTCTAGGTCACTCCCTTTCAATACTGTAATACTCGGCGAATAAATGGCCTGTGTGTCTAGGATTGGATAGAGCGGTTTTACCAAAGATAAATGGTAATTGGCGCGACGAAATAAGGATTCTTCTTGAGCGGACGAACCGACATTGACCCAGCCACCGGGAATAACATCATCGGCCAAATTCAACACAAGCGGTTTGTTATAGAGAAACGCACAATCGAGTGTATCCATGTTATGAACCTCTATGTTGGAAGAGGTTGTATTGCGGGGATATTGAAAATTCGGGTCGTATTCGTGTTTTATAGACGGCGGGGGAGGCGGAATGGCGGTGCTTCTTTGTTTCGTATCTTCCCAACAGTCGATGTTTTTCATTTTTATATCGAAAGTCTCCATACCGAGGATTATATATATGTATGTGTGTTATTTTTATGTGTTGTTTTTGAGACATGTATTTTACCAGGGTTCTCCCCCTGCCAAAATTGAATATCATAAATGACATAAAATGAAATATAATACCATAACAAGTCGCAAAAATGTCAGACGAAACCCACCAGCCTGTTCCGGATGCGCTCGCCAAGAAGAACGCGCACCCCCGCGATAAGGATATTTCCTTTGAAGAGGGCCCCCATATTTATACGGTTCTTGGTAAGCGTAACTGGACCAAGTCGGTAACTACATGGAATCACGAGCACTTTTCGCACTTTAATCCCGATGAGGTTATTGATAAGATGATGGCCGGTAGAAAATGGAATGACCCGACCTACCAATATTACGGTATGACACGCGAGCAAATCAAGGACCAGTGGGCCCAAAGTGGGAGCGTGGCATCCAAGGCCGGAACGAAAATGCACTATGATATCGAATGTTACTATAATGGTCAGGATGTGGTTAACGATTCTATCGAATATAAGTATTTCGAGCGTTTTGTCAAGGACTTCCCCATGCTTACCCCATATAGGACGGAGTGGATGGTATTTTATGAGGAGCTTCGTTTGTCGGGGTCTATTGATATGATTTTCGAGAACCCGGATGGGACACTCCAGATTTATGATTGGAAGCGGTGTAAGGATATCGTAAATGAGAGTGGTTTCGGGAAGTATAGTAAGACCGCATGTATTAACCACCTCCCCGATACGAACTTTTGGCACTATGCCCTACAGTTGAATATGTATAAGGTTATTTTGGAACATAAGTATGGTAAGCAAGTCACAGGACTTTATTTGGTTTGTCTACACCCGGATAATGCGTATAAGTCTTATGAACGTATTCATGTTCCAGTGCTGGAGAAGGAGATGAAGGATTTACTGGAGCTTCGCTTGGCGGAAGTGGCGCAAATGACCGACTAGTAAAATACCGATATAGAAACGGTATAAAAATAACGGTTGTATAATACCCAATACAAATAAAATACATAGACCATGTATTCTTTTTTTTCCCAACAAATCCGTAAATATCAAATAAAAAGCACGTTTACACACCCTTATCAGTTCCTTCGCATCGGTTTTTCATGGGTAATAAATAAATTTTCGTCTCTATATCACATCGTCTTTCCCAAGCCGGCCCCGAAAATAACAACGGAAACTAAGGATGCGTTAACAGTGTATTTGGAAACCAAAAAGAAGAATTTTCTACGCACCTACGAAGAGTCCTATCCAAACGAGCATGTAAACTCATCGATAGATAAGTGTTTTTATTCAAAGGAAGAGCTTTTCGATAGTATCATGGATAAAGATAATATGCTGGAAAAGGATTGGAGGTCGCGTATTTTATTCGAGTCCACCCCTAGAGGAAATATTATTATGTATTATCACGTATTTAAGCAGGGATTTTCTTATTATTCCGATGTCAATAATATCCCTTATTCCATATTAAATGCGGTGGCAATGAAATATGTGCTTGTATTTAATTGTCGCGATTTTTTTATTGATAATCAGGTAACGCCGGCCGCCGAGCCATCCCCGTTCATTAAAATTTATGTGGATGAGCCCAAAAAGGTCAATGAAGTGAAGACGGCTACGAAGGCACCCGCGATTCCTACTAACCTATTAGTAAAGTATAAGAACTATAATAAAAACAAGGATACGGCAACGAAAAAGTCGCCCACGGTGAAAGAGGGAGATGTTACGCCGGTAAGTAATGCGTTTATAAATCAGGGAAAAATAAATAATTTTTCGGTTATTCAAAAACCGAAAAAGGTATATGCCATGAATAATTTTCAGTCGACGTTTACGCCCATATTTAATTCGGAAACCACTCTTCAGAAAACGGTGATGAGTTATAAAGATTTTAAAGCGGGTAGGGAACCTAAGGAACCTTCGGGAAATTAAAAACCTTGCCTATTTAAGTAAGAGAAATTCTTTATTTTAGATAGTAAAGAATTTCTAGAGTATAAAATTGACCATATCAAACAAACAATATCTGTATCAAATAAGTATACAATGTCAACCGATGAAGCGAAAAATGACGAGTCTCTAGCAGACGACGACACTTGGACAACAGTTCCCAAGAAGAAAAAACGCGAAGTAGGCGTAGGAGTGGTTACAGAAGACCATCCTGTGGTAAAAAAGATATTGGAATTTATAGA